CAGCGTGTCCGGGAGAGCTGGCAGTCCACCTTCGGCGGCAGCGGCAACGCCAACAAGATCGCCGTTTTGGAGGAGGGCATGAAATACACGCCCATCGGCATCTCGCCGGAACAGGCGCAGTTCCTCGAAACGAGGAAATTCCAAATCAATGAGATCGCTCGAATTTTCCGGGTGCCGCCCCACATGGTGGGCGACCTGGAGAAGTCGAGCTTTTCTAATATTGAGCAGCAGTCCCTTGAGTTCGTGAAATACACGCTGGAGCCTTGGGTGATCCGCTGGGAGCAGTCCATCCAGCGCACTTTGCTTACCCAAGCGGAAAAATCGCAATATTTTGTGAAGTTCAATCTAGAAGGACTGCTCCGGGGCGATTACCAGAGCCGGATGAACGGCTACGCCACCGCCCGTCAGAACGGCTGGATGTCCGCCAACGATATCCGGGAGCTGGAGAACCTGGACCGCATCCCCGCCGAGGAAGGCGGTGATTTGTATCTCATCAACGGCAATATGCTCCCGCTGAAAGATGCCGGGGCTTTTGCAAAATCTACATCAACTGGAGAGGAGGAAGATTCCGATGAAAAAATTCTGGAACTGGAAAGTGAAGGCGGCGACGGAGACGGCCCCGGAGGAACGGACGCTGTTCCTCAACGGCACCATCGCCGAGGATAGCTGGTATGACGATGACGTGACCCCGCAGCTTTTCAAGGACGAGCTGATGAGCGGCTCCGGCAACATCACCGTCTGGATCAACAGCCCCGGCGGGGACTGTGTGGCGGCGGCGCAAATCTACAATATGCTCATGGACTACCCCCATGATGTGACTGTGAAAATTGACGGCATCGCCGCCAGCGCCGCGTCCGTCATCGCTATGGCTGGCACCAAGGTGCTGATGTCCCCGGTGTCCACCATGATGATCCACAACCCCGCCACCATCGCCTGGGGCGATGCCGGGGATATGGAGAAGGCCATCGCCATGCTGGATGCTGTGAAGGACTCCATCATCAATGCCTACGAGATTAAGAGCGGCCTCAGTCGCGCCAAGCTGTCCCACCTCATGGACAGTGAAACCTGGATGGACGCGAACAAGGCGGTGGAGCTGGGCTTTGCGGACGGCATCCTGTCCCGCGCCCAGGCGGAGGACGAGGCCCCGCCCGCTGGCTCCATGCTGTACTCTCCGGTAGCGGTAGTCAATTCCCTCATGGGGAAGATTACCCAGAAGTGCAAAATTGAACATCCCAAGCCCACGGGCCGTTCCATTGACACGCTGATGGAGCGGCTCAATCTTTTGAAATTTTAAGGAGGAACACATCATGACCATTCTGGAATTGCGCGAGAAGCGGGCCAAGGCATGGGAGGCTGCAAAGGCTTTCCTGGACAGCCACCGCAACGACCGGGGTGTCCTGTCTGCCGAGGACGATGCCGCCTACACCCGCATGGAGCAGGACATCACCGATCTGGGCAAGGAGATCACCCGTCTGGAGCGGCAGGAAGCACTGGACGCCGAGTTGTCCAAGCCCACCGCCAGCCCTCTCACTTCCCGGCCTCTGGCTGGCGCTGCGGAGGATAGGACGGGCCGCGCCTCGGACGAGTACCGCTCCAACTTCTGGAACGCTATGCGCTCCAAGGTCCCCATGCCCCATGTGATGGACGCGCTCCGTATCGGCGCGGATGCCGAGGGCGGTTTTCTGGTGCCGGACGAGTATGAGCGTACTCTGGTGGAGGCGCTGGAGGAAGAGAACATCTTCCGGCAGCTTGCTCACATCATTCAAACCTCCAGCGGCGACCGGAAGATCCCCGTGGTAGCTTCCAAGGGGACCGCTGACTGGATCGATGAGGGCGGCGCTTTCACCGAGAGCGATGACTCCTTCGGTCAGGTTTCTATCGGGGCCTACAAACTGGGGACCATGATCAAGGTCTCCGAGGAGCTGCTCAACGACAGCGTGTTCGATTTGGAGAACTACATTGCCAGGGAGTTCGCACGGCGCATTGGCAATAAGGAGGAGGAAGCCTTCTTCACCGGGGACGGTTCCGGCAAGCCTCTGGGTGTGCTGGCGGACAAGGGCGGCGCGGAAACCGGCGTCACTGCCGCATCTGCTACCGCCATCACGGCGGATGAGCTGCTGGATTTGTTCTACAGCCTCAATGCGCCTTACCGCAAGAAGGCCGTGTGGGTGCTGAACGACTCCACCATCAAGGCCATCCGCAAGCTGAAGGACAACAACGGCCAGTATCTGTGGCAGCCTGGCCTCATCGCCAACGCCCCGGACACCATCCTGGGCCGTCCGGTCAGGACTTCTGCTTTCATGCCCGCCATCGCTGCCGGGGCCAAGACCATCGCCTTTGGCGACTTCGGCTACTACTGGGTGGCAGACCGCCAGGGCCGCTCTTTCAAGCGGCTGAACGAACTGTATGCCGCCACCGGACAGGTGGGCTTCCTCGGCTCCCAGCGGGTGGACGGCAAGCTGATTCTGCCGGAGGCTATCAAAGTGCTGAAGCAGAAGGCTGGGGCATCGGCCTGATGGATGCTTTACTCGATAAGGTCAAAGCGAATCTTATCCTAGACCATGACGCGGATGATGTGCTGCTGACGCAGTACATCACCGCCGCAATCTCCTATGCGGAGAGTTACCAGCACATCCCGGAAGGTCACTACCATGAGAACCCAATGCCTCCCACCACGGAGCAGGCGGTCATTATGCTGGCCAGCCATTTCTACGAAAGCCGAGACGGTTCTACAGGCGGCTTCTTCGCGGACAACACCAATGCCGCGCAGCAGGTCTGGAACACGGTCAATCTGCTGCTGCGGCTGGACCGGGAACGGAAGGTGTGACATGAGTTTCGGGAAGATGAACACCTTCATTGACATCGTGGAGCAGAAGAAAACCAAGGACCCGGAGGGGTTCGCCGCCACAGAGGATGTGGTGGTGGCCTCTGTCCGGGCCTACCAGGAGGGGCGGCACGGCAGCGAGAAGTGGGCCAACCGCGCCGCTTTCTCCGAAGCCACGGACCTCTTCCGGTTCCGGTGCATCCCCGGCATGAAGATCACCACCGCAATGGTGATCCGCTGCGGAGATACACGGTTCAATATCACCAGCGTAGAGGACGTGAAGGGCCGGGGGATGTATCTGGAGGTGCTGGCAAAGGAGGTGACGGCCAGTGGCTGAAGTGACGGTAAAGCTGCCGGATGAGTTTTTGAAGAAACTGACCCGGCTGGGTGAGCAGACGGATGCCATCTGCACGAAGATGCTGGAGGCTGGCGCGGGGGTGGTAGAGGCAAAAATCCGCGAGAATTTGCAGGCGGTTATAGGGAGCGGGACGCAGGAACCGTCCCGTTCCACGGGTGAGCTGCTGCAATCGCTTGGCAGTTCGGAGGTCAGGCAGGATGCGGGCGGCGTCCTCAATATCAAAGTCGGCTTCGCCGAACCCCGCTCAGACGGTGAGAGCAACGCCAAAATCGCCAACATCATCGAGTATGGCAAGCACGGCCAGCCGCCAAAGCCCTTCTTGAAACCAGCGAAAACGGCGTCCCGTGCCGCCTGTACCGCCGCCATGCAGCAGACTTTCGAGGAGGAGGTGGGCAAACTGTGAGCCTGCTGGTCGAACTGAACGCACTGGCGGATTCTCTGGGTATTCCGTTGGAGACTGGTGTATTCACCGGACCTGCCCCGGACGAATACCTGATCCTCACCCCGCTGGTGGATTTCTTTGCCCTCCATGCGGACAACCGCCCCCAGTACGATGTCCAGGAGGTGCGGATTTCCCTCTACGCCAAGGGTAGCTATGTGGAGCGGCGGGATCAGATCGTCGGCGCTCTCCTGGCTGCGGACATCGACATCACAGACCGCCGGTATATTGGTCACGAGGACGATACCGGCTATTTTCATTACGCCATCGATGTGGCGAAATCCTACGAATTGGAGGTATGATCTATGGCTACGATTGGCCTCGACAAACTGTACTACGCGCCCATCACCGAAGCCGCCGACGGTCTGGAAACCTACGGCAAACCGAGCCAGCTTGCAAAGGCAATCTCCGCAGACCTCTCCATGGAGCTGGCAGAAGCCACGCTCTATGCGGATGACGGCGCGGCGGAAATCGTCAAGGAGTTCAAGAGCGGCAAGCTGACCCTGGGCGTGGATGATTTGGGTGCAGAAGTGGCCTCTGTCCTCACAGGCTCCACCATCGACAGCAACCATGTGGTGATCTCTGCCAGCGAGGATGGCGGCAGTCCTGTCGCCATTGGCTTCCGGGCGAAGAAGGCGAACGGAAATTATAGATATTTTTGGCTCTACCGGGTGAAGTTCGGCATTCCCGCCACCAACCTGGCGACCAAGGGTGACGGCATCACCTTCTCCACTCCTACCATCGAGGGGACCGTCTTGCGCCGGAACAAGCCGGACGCCAGCGGCAAGCACCCCTGGAAGGCGGAGGTCACCGAGGGCGATGCGGACGTTGCCGCTGCCACTATCACAGGCTGGTACGATGAAGTGTACGAACCTGCATACGGAGAGGAGGAATGATGATGGATACGGAGCGTACTGCAACCATTGAGATTGGCGGCGAGGAGTATGCCCTGCTGCTGACTACCAAAGCCACCAAGGAGATCGCCGCCAGATACGGCGGGTTGGAGAACCTGGGCGATAAGCTGATGAAGTCCGAGAACTTCGAGATGGCCCTGGACGAGATCGTCTGGCTCATCACGCTGCTGGCGAATCAGAGCATCCTGGTACACAATTTGAAGCATCCGGATGAGCGCAGGCCGGAGCTGACCGCCGAGGCAGTGGAACTGCTCACCTCCCCCTATGACCTCGCCGGATGCAAGAATGCCATCATGCAGGCCATGTACCGCGGCACCAAGCGGAATGTTGCCAGCGAGAGTGATTCAAAAAACACACAGGCCGGGTAAGCAGTGAGGAGCTGTTTACCCGGCTGCTCTATTACGGCGTCGCCCACCTTCATCTCTCCCAGGACGAGGTGTGGCTGATGCCGTTTGGCCTGCTGCTGGACTTGTGGGAGTGCCACCGCCAGTTCATGGGCTGGGCCAAGCCCCAGCGGGAGCTTTCCATTGACGACATCATCCCAGCAGGGTTCTAAGGAGGCGAGGTAGTTGGCAGATAATTTCGGACTGAAAATCGGTCTGGAAGGCGAGAAAGAATTCAAATCGGCCCTTTCAGAAATCAACCAGTCCTTCAAAGTCCTCGGCTCCGAGATGAAGCTGGTACAGTCCCAGTTTGACAAAAATGACAATTCTGTGGAAGCCCTCACCGCCCGGAACCAGGTGCTGAACAGGGAGATCGAGGCACAGCATCAGAAGATTGACACCCTCCGTGCCGCGCTGGACAACGCCGCCGAGTCTTTCGGCGAGAATGACCGCCGCACACAGAACTGGCAGATACAGCTCAACAACGCCGAAGCCGCCCTCAACAGCATGGAGCGGGAGCTGTCCGGCAACGAGCAGGCCATCCAGGGCATGACGGATGAAATGGATGCCGCCGGGGACAGCACCAGCGACTTTGTGGATGCCCTGGAGGACAGCGGCGATGCGGCGGAGGATGCCGGGGGCAAGTTTGAGAAGTTCAAGAGCATCCTCGGTACCATCGGCAAGGCCACCGCCGCCGCGCTCACGGCTATCGGCACTGCCGCTGTCGCGGCTGGCAAAGCCATCTGGGACATGGCGAACGAGACTGCCACCGCTGGGGACAAGATCGACAAGATGTCCCAGAAAATCGGCATCAGTGCGGAAGCCTACCAGGAGTGGGCCTATGTATTCGAGCGCAGCGGTGCGAACGTGGATAACCTCCAGGCCGGGATGAAGACCCTCTCTGGGGTGATCTCAGATGCCGCCGCTGGCTCGGCCTCCGCCGCAGAGAAGCTGAATGCTGTAGGGCTGTCTATTGAGCAGCTAAACGGTTTGTCCCAGGAGGAGCAGCTAAATCTCGTGGTCGCCGCTTTGCAGGATATGGAAGCCGGAGCGGACCGCACCAGCGCCGCCACCGACCTGCTGGGCAAATCTGCCACGGATATGGCGGCAGTCCTCAATATGACCGTTGCGGAGACCGAGGCGCTCAAGCAGGAGGCCCAGGACTACGGCATGGTCATGAGCAATGAGGCCGTTGCCGCCAGCGCCGCTTTCGAGGATAGCCTCAGCAGGCTCAACAATACCTTCGGAGGGCTGAAAAACAGAATCACCGCAGATATGCTCCCCGGCCTCATCAGCCTCATGGACGGTTTCTCCGACCTGATTGCTGGAAACGACAATGCGGCAGAGGAGATCGAGAGCGGCGTCACCTCCATGATCGAGGGCATCAGCGCCATGGTCCCCCAAGTGGTCACGCTCATCAGCACCATCGCCGAGGCGGTCCTGGCTGGCGCGCCCGCCATCATCCAGTCCTTGGCCCAAGGCATCCTGGAAGCCGTGCCGGAGCTAATGCCCACCATCACGGAGGTCGTTACCCAGCTGATCGCCGCTCTGGTGGAGCTGCTCCCCATGCTCATCGAGGCCGGGATGCAGATCATCGTGTCTCTGGCCCAGGGTATCGCGGAGGCAGTGCCGGAACTGATTCCACAGGTGGTGGAGATTGTCACCCAGATCGTACAGACGCTCATCGAGAATCTGCCGCTGCTGCTGGAGGCTGCACTCCAGCTCATTACCGGACTGGCCCAGGGGCTGCTGGAGGCCATCCCCGTTCTGGTGGAGGCTCTGCCGGATATTATCTCGGCGATCATCGAATTCCTGCTCGGTGCGATTCCGCAGATCATCGAAGCCGGGATTCAACTGCTGACCTCTCTGGTGGAAGCCCTTCCTGAGATCATTTCCGCTATCGTGGAGGCTATCCCGCAGATCATCGAGGGCATTCTCACCGCCATCGTGGAGAGCATCCCCCAGCTGATCGATGCCGGTGTGGAACTTCTGGTGGCGCTCATTGAAAATCTGCCGGAAATCATCACAACCATCGTGGAAGCGATCCCCCAGATCATTTCCAGCATCGTGGACG